CACAAGCTCAATTTATTCCAAGAGTTTCTATCAAATCTATAACTAATAAATAAATATAGATTAAGTATAATATAGCTTAAAATTTCGGAGAGTTCAAATGTCCCGTGGTAACGATTTACAGGAAATGGAAGTAGGCACAACACAATCCAAATCTGCCGTTAATGCAGGTGCTAAGCCAGCAGAAGGTATGCCAGGAGCAGGTACAAATGCTTCTGGAATAACTACTCCTGGTCAAGGCCCTTCTTACGAAGATTTAGGTGGTCCCTCACCTGATAACTATAAGCCTGATGATGATTCAGCAAAGCTGAAGACTCCAGGTGCTTCTTTGTCCCAGGTCAAGGATGTAGTAAATGCAAAGGCAAAGCCTGCAGATGCTATGAAGTCCATGTCTGCAGAAGAAGTAGAAACAGAAGAGGAAGCAATCACTGAAGAGGAAGTAACTACAGATGAAGTAGTTTCTGAATCTGAAGAGATTACTGAGACCGAAGAAGCAGTTGCATCTATCGAAGAAGCAATTGAAGAAGATGTAAATGCACTTCTTTCTGGTGAAGATCTCTCCGAAGAGTTCCGTGACAAAGCAAAGACAGTCTTTGAGGCAGCAATGAATGCTCGTACTCAACAGATTGAAGAAGCAGTCACCGCACATTATGACGTACAATTCAACGAGCAAGTCGAAGAACTAAATGCATCATTGACCGAGCGTCTTGATGCTTATCTTGAGTATGTTGCTGAAGAGTGGTTCCAAGAGAATGCACTTGCAGTTGAAAAAGGAATTCAAGCTCAGGCAACTGAGTCATTCCTATCTGGCCTGAAGGGCCTATTTGAAGAACATTATGTATCAATCCCTGAAGAAAAATATGATGTGCTTGAGAGCATGGTAGAAAAACTTGATGAAATGGAGTCAAAACTCAACGAGCAACTTGAAAAGAATGTTGCTCTAAACAAGAGATTGGCAGAATCAGTAACCGACGTAATTTTTGCAGAGGTATCTGAAGGACTAGCTCTTTCCCAAAAGGAAAAGCTTGCTACTCTCGTAGAAAATGTTGAGTTTGGTAGTGAACAGGACTATCGTGAGAAACTAGTAACTTTGAAAGAATCATACTTCTCTTCAAATACGGTTACTCAAAGAGATTCTCAAGATTATATTGCTGAAGATGCTACTACTTTAAACGAACAGGTCGATGTATCTGGTTCAATGGGTATGTATCTAGAAGCATTACAGAGAGTTTCTAAAAAGTGATTTTTAGATAATAATCAAACTTAAATTTTCCGAGGTAAAATAAAATGCAAATGTTCAATGCTGAACAACTGCAGGAAAAGTGGGCACCTCTCCTAGACTACAATGGTCTAGGTGAAATCAAGGATGGCCACAGAAGAGCAGTTACTGCTATCCTGCTAGAGAACCAAGAAAAGGCACTACGTGAAGAGCGTGAGTTCCTTTACGAGACTCCAACCGTAAATACAGATCCAGGTGGTTCAGGTAATGCTGGATTCTCTGGTGGAGCATCAGCAGGTGGACCAGTTGCAGGTTTCGACCCTGTTCTGATCTCCCTAATCCGTCGTTCAATGCCTAACTTGGTCGCATATGACCTAGCAGGCGTCCAACCAATGAACGCACCTACAGGACTCATCTTTGCGATGCGTTCTAAGTTTGTTGATCAAAACGGTGCAGAAGCACTATTCAACGAAGCAGATACTTCATTCTCTGGTCAGAATGCTGGTAGAAACCTAACTTCGGGCATGACTGGCTCGTCAGTTGGTTTCGGTACTACTACACAAGATGGTACAAACCCAGGTCTGCTTAACCCAACTGCAACCTCAACCGACACATATAACGTCGGTCAGGGTATGGCAACTGGAGATGCTGAGGGACTAGATGGTTCTGCTGCAGCAGCCTTCAACGAGATGGCATTCTCAATCGAGAAAGTCACAGTTACCGCAAAGTCAAGAGCTCTGAAAGCAGAGTATTCCTTGGAACTTGCACAAGACCTTAAGGCAATCCATGGTCTGAATGCTGAGGCTGAACTCGCAAATATTCTCTCAACAGAGATTCTTGCTGAGATCAACCGTGAAGTTATCAGAACAATCTACAAGATTGCTGAGCAGGGTGCAACCCTCAACACCGCAAATGCAGGTGTATTTGACCTCGACGTTGATAGCAACGGTCGTTGGTCAGTTGAGAAGTTCAAAGGACTTATTTTCCAAATCGAGAGAGATGCGAACCAAATCGCACAAAGAACTCGTAGAGGGAAGGGTAACATGATCCTCTGCTCCGCAGATGTTGCATCAGCACTTACCCATGCAGGTCTTCTTGACTACACTCCTGCACTCAACGCAAACCTCAACGTTGACGATTCCGGTAATACCTTCGCAGGTATCCTTAACGGTCGTTACAGAGTATACATTGACCCATATGCTGCTAATAACAGCTCGGATCAGTACTACGTTGTTGGTTATAAGGGTTCTTCACCTTATGACGCAGGTCTTTTCTACTGCCCATACGTTCCTCTTCAGATGGTTCGTGCAGTTGGAGAGAACAACTTCCAGCCCAAAATCGGATTCAAGACTCGTTACGGCATTGTTGCTAACCCCTTCGCAGAAGGAACCAATGCTGGTCTTGGCCGTCTTGAGCGCAACTCCAACCGTTACTACAGAAGAGTCAAGGTTGCTAACCTTATGTGATTCTTTTTCAC